GCTAAGTTATTTTTAATTGGCAGATCAATGATGATTGTAGATGAAAGTACAACTATTAAAAATCCAAAGGCGAAAAGAACAAAGGCCATCCTGGATTTAAGAAAAGAAACTAAATACAGAAGAATCTTAACAGGATCTCCAGTGACGCAATCACCAATGGATCTGTGGGCACAGATGGATTTTCTTGACCCGGAAATATTAGGACAATCAAGCTACTATGCATTCAGGACCCGGTACGCCGTGGTCATAGAGGCAACGGCAGCTGGTGGAACCCATAGGTACCAGAAGATTGTTAAATTTAAAAATCTTAAAGAACTTGGAAAAACTATTTCCCCACATTCTTACCGTATATTGAAGAAGGAATGTTTGGATTTGCCAGACAAAATTTATTCTAAAAGATTTGTTGAATTAAGTGATGAACAAAAGAAAGCTTACGCAGAAATGAAAGCAAATGCTATGTCTATTCTAAAGGGAGAATCAATGACTGCTATTAATGTACTAACCCAACTCATAAGATTACATCAGATTACATGTGGACATATGAAAACTGATAGTCATCAGATTATTAATCTTAAGAATAATCGTCTCACTGAACTGATGCAGATACTTGATGAAACGTCGGGGAACGCAATA